GACCATCGGCGGACTAATCAACAGCCAACCCATCTCCAAATTCAATATCAATGCTGTTTTATCATCGGAAATAAAAACGAGTATATTCGAGAACAAGGGTATCATTTATAATGATATCGTGGTGGTTTTCGATAAACCAATCTATGTGACAAATTCGCTAGATAAATATAAAATTTCACCCCCGATGTTATCTAATATCAGTCATATAGTTGATATTCCGTGTTCTCCTATGGGGACCGTGGAAGGATTTTTTGGAAAAGGGTTAATCGAAGGGATGGAAATGAAAGACGTGCCCGTATTTTGTACGCCGATTGACGAATTAGGAGACGCAACCGAGTTTGCGGACCAGATTGTAATGCCGGTGATAGGTCCATTATCGCAAAGTATACAAACGTCGCAATTATATAGTTATTCGATGAATTTTGTCACCTTTTTTTGCATTTTGATTGCTCTTTATTTTTGTGCGCCTTTATTTTATTTATTTATTGCATCGAAAGTGGTAAAAGCTGATGCTAAACTCGAAGATATGGACGGTGGTCGTGCGAATGGTCCCTTTATGTTAACAATGGGACTTTTAATTTTGTTAGCAGTTTCACAAATTATTATAGGAGTAAAGAGCAATGACGCTATTAGTCAAACATATTATGGAATAATTTTTTTAATTGTTTTTGTTTTATCTATTATTATTGTTAAAAGCAAAACTGAACAAATATATAAGGGGGATTTTAATAATATTGATGGTTTAAATAATTGGATTATTGACAACGACAATAAATACAAAAGCATTGTTGGCGCTGTAGTAGGCACAGGCCTGGGTGCTATAAGTTATACAACAGATCTTGGAAACCATGGTCGTAATATGATAATAATGGCATATACTGGAATAATCGGATTTTTTATAGGAAAAGTATTTGATGAACCACCATCATCATCATGATTAACATCATTATTATCATTAACAAAAATATAATACATTTTATATGACAATATAAAATGTAAGGAATTATTTATGTTATTGCCTTCGGTCGTAAACTTCGGTCATAAAACGTATTATACCATAGAAGCACCCACTACTCTATCATTCACAGGCTTAAATGTATATTCTTCGGAGCTACCACCTTGTGGTACGGGCGCCATAGATGAAACCACATCCTCTTCCAACGTCTTTTGCATAATGGGTGGCGGATTATATGCCGCCATTTGTTCATCTTTCTTCGCCTGTGTAGGGACATATTGCTGGTTTAACGCATAATTCGTCTGCGAATTCGTACCCACCACACGCGCACTACGTCGCACGACTTCGAACGCCACGAAAATATAAACAACCCCTAAAATAGGATTCATATAAAAAAATAGACCTACTGTTATCAAAAATAGAATCAATATTCCTATAGGACTATCCATCAAAGGTGCCATAAAATCTGGCGTTCCAATAGGGAAAATCACATATAGAATAAATAGAATCAACAATACTATTTCGAGAGGACGTAATGATTTCAAAGATGCCATATATTATATTCTATTCTTTTTTTCTTTGGATTTATGTGAATAGAAAATGTGGAAAGGATAAATGCTAAATATTCAGGGGAACCGTAGGTTCCCACCGAACCCCCCTCCCTTTTCCCCCTTTCAAAGTCATATAGAATATTTTCTATATGACTAAACACTGTTTCAGGGGAACCTACGGTTCCCCCCGAACCCCCCTCCCTTTTCCCCCTTTCAAAGTCATATAACTAAACACTGTTTCAGAAAATTGATATAAACATTATTTATTTATTTTATATGACATACAACTATGCAACGCAATTTTCGTCATTTTTATAATAAGAGTTCTGGTGGAGGTTCTAGTGGCGGTCGGGGTAATGGACCCTCTAAAAAGTCATATAAGGGTGGTGGTTGTGGTGGTGGAAAAGACTCTGGTCCACCCCCCTACGTTTTAACCGCCGAATTGAAATCCCAGATTTACGAAGTGGCATATCTAGGGAAAAAGGGCTATACTATTCCGAAAGTCGCCGTGCCTACCGCAGAATTCGACTTTTTGAAAGAAGACCTTATGATGCGACCCTACGTTTTCGGGGGCGCACCAGTCGACGCATTTCCCGTTTATAGAGAAAACGCGGCCAAAATCTATTTACCCAGATTCTACGGAATCGCGCGATACGGAATGCCTAAACGATCTGAACTATTAAACGGCGAAGATATTGCCGTAGAATTCGCCGCACCTTTACGCGATTATCAAGATAAAATTATTGATATCTATATGACACATATTGGAAAGGGTCATATAGAAGATTCTTCTATTGGACAAAGCAGCAGTGGCGGTGCCATTTTAGAAGTGCCATGTGGCCGCGGGAAGACGGTCATGGCACTGAAAATTATTAGTCTGATAAGGAAAAAGACGCTGATTTTAGTACATAAAGAATTTCTGATGAATCAATGGATTGAGCGCGCAGCGCAGTTCATTCCATCGGCTAAAATCGGTAAAATCCAAGGCGGTATTTTTGACGTAGAGGGGAAAGACGTCGTTATTGGAATGATTCAGACCATGTATAGCCGCGATTTTCCCGCGGGAACATTCGACGCTTTCGGCCTCACTATCATCGACGAGGTCCACCGTATCGGGTCAGAAGAGTTCTCAAAGACCCTGTTGAAAACGGTCACGCCATATATGCTGGGGATTTCGGCCACGGTTGACCGGAAAGATAGGTTGACGAAAATTCTCTATATGTTTATCGGACCGAAGATTTACGAGGAGGACCGCGATGACGAAGACCCAGTTGTGGTGCGCGGAATCGAATATGTCACTCGAGACGAGGGGTTCGCAGAAACGGAATATGATTTCCGCGGGACCCCCAAGTTCAGTACCATGATATCCAAACTATGTGACTATGGACCCCGGTCGGACTTTATTGTCCGTGTCATTGCGGATTTGATTACGGAGAACCCTCAAAATCAAATAATGGTTTTAGCACATAATCGGTCGCTTCTCAAATATATCTATGAGGCAGTTGAGCATAAAGGGATAGGTACTGCGGGATACTATTTAGGGGGAATGAAAGAAGCAGCATTGAAAGAGACCGAATCAAAACAGATAGTGATAGCGACGTATGCGATGGCGGCAGAAGCACTGGATATTAAAAGCCTATCGACGTTGGTCATGGCGACACCAAAGACGGATATTGAACAATCTGTGGGTCGTATTTTGAGAGAGAGGCATTCGAATCCGATAGTGGTGGATATTGTGGATATGCATGATTTATTCAAGAATCAGTGGAGAACGAGAAAGACGTTTTATCGGAAATGTAATTATCGGGTTTTGTATATTCCTTCGACCAAATATGGGGGTTTTATATCGGTTGAAGGTGGTAGTGGAATGGGGGATTGGAAAGTCGAATTCGAGCCGAAAAAGAAGGGAGCATGCGAGGTGGTAGAAAGGGCGAAACCTATTGGAAAATGTTTAATAAAATTGGAGGAATAAAAAAATAACTAACTTGGCAAAAACAAAAAATCAGGTCCTTCTATATGTTGAACTGTATAACCAATATCTATTAAGTTTTTAAACAAATCCCTAGTATGGTTTATGCAAACATTTCCAAAATGGTCTTTCCATACTTCCATTACAATTACTGGTTTACATTTTATTATAGTGTTTATTCCTCCTTCAATTACTAATAATTCATATCCTTCAACATCTATTTTTATAAAATCGAGTTTATCTAAATTCAAACTATCTATATTTGTCAACAAAACTTCTATATTATCTTTATTCTCATCTATATATTCGGGTTTCCCTATTGGATTATTATTTAAACCAGAAGCACCAGGATTTCCTGGTGAAATCCATAAAAAACTCGTTTTGCCTGATTCAGATGAAACTCCATAATTTGATATAACTGCATTATGTATTTTATTTAGTTGTATATTTATATTTAGTATTTTATTACTATTTGGCATAGGTTCAAATCCATATATTTTTTTACATAATTTTGCCAATTTTATTGTATGTGTTCCTATATGACAACCACACTCAATGACAATGCTATCTGAATTAACATATTTTTCAAATACTTTATGTAAATGTGGTTCCCATATTTGATTATTTTTTATTGTATTTGAAATACAACAATTATCTAATACTTTGAAATATGCTTCATTGTTATTATGATAATTATCAACATTATAAATACTCATTAAATATTTATAATCTTGTACATTCTTTAAATCATTTACAAAATAAAATATTATTGGGCGAAAACATTAATATACGCAACTAAAATATATTTTATTCCACATGAGGCAATAGGTCATAGGGGGATAGGCACTGCGGGATACTATTTAGGTGGAATGAAAGAGGCGGATGATTTATTTAAGAATCAGTGGATAACGAGAAAGACGTTTTATCGGAAATGTAATTATCGGGTTTTGTATATTCCTTCGACCAAATATGGAGGATTTATAGGGGGGTTAGGGGGGGATTGGAAAGTCGAATTCGAGCCGAAAAAGAAGGGAGCATGCGAGGTGGTAGAGAGGGCGAAGCCGATAGGGAAGTGTTTAATAAAATTGGAGGAATAAAATATTATGTCTTTATAGTTAAATTGAATACTCGTTTGAAATATAAAAAGAAAAATAAATTATATAATATATGAAATACATAAACATTGATAGTTTGGACTTCAATATGGAAAATACACCATTTCCTCATGTTGTCATTGATAATTTTATTAAATCTGAACATATAAATTCAATTTTAAATGATATGGATAACTTAACAATTGATAAGTCTTATTATTATGGTGACCAAGAAATTGAAAAAAATAAATATGCGTTTAATAATAATTTTGGAGAAACAATTACATCTATATTTAAAGAATTAAACAATGACGAATTTATCAACATATTAGAAAACAAAATCGGTATACATAATATTATAAGAAATAACCTTGAATTGCAAGGTGCAGGTGTTCATAAAATATTTAACAATGGGTTTTTATGTATGCATACTGATTTTGAAGGATATAATGACAAACAATATGGTATTTTAGATAGAAGAATAAATTTATTACTTTATATGAACCCAGAATGGAAAGAATATTATGGAGGAGAATTATGTTTATATGATAAAAATTATAGACGCATAACAAAAAAAATTTTGCCTATTTTTAATAGATGTGTTATTTTTATCACTCCGGATAATATTCATGGACATCCAACACCTTTAAATATTCCAAATAATATTTGTCGCCAATCGATAGCAACATATTATTATACAAAAAATATATCAGGGAATAATGAACATAATATTCAACCTGTAAAATGGTATTTTGATATAAAATGACCAAATCATTAGAGTTATTAATTTAATTCAAATTTCACTGTATATCTATTCTTCACTTCGTATAAATTATTATTGGACAAAAACATTAATATAAGCAACTAAAATATATTTTATTCCACTTGTAATCATTACTTCTCTCGTATTTACATTTCCATTATATAAAATCATATCCCCTTTTTTCAAATAAGTATTAATTCCATCCGAAAATGATTTGCTACCCCCTTCAAAATCATCATTCAATAAAATATTCAATACAATTTCACAATCATTTTTTTCATAAAATAAATCATCTGGGTCTACAACATTCGAAGATGTATCGATAACATATTTTTTTATAAACATATCTTCGATTATAAATGTATGTTTATTTTTACACACCGAATACATATCCGATATATTTTCAATTGTCCCATTAAAAGAATCTAATACATATGAAAAAATAGTTTGAATTTCTTCTATTTGTAAATATTTATATTCTTTTTTTTCTTCCCACATTTTTATATTAAGTGCATGCCTTTCGCATTCACTTACTATCCAATTACATACTTCTGTTTGTAATTTACTTTTTACAATCGGTCGTTGAAGAAAACGCGGTTCACTAATATCAATACGTTTTGGTTGTGGCGTATCGATTATAATTGGTTCTGTATTATATAATCGTTTGAATAATATTATAGAAGAATTATTTGAAGCATCAATTATAGAAGTCAATTTCTCATAATTGGAGATTTTGTTTTCATATATAATTTCTTCTAAAAAAGTATCAGTAATGATATCAGATACTTGTATTGTAGAAATAGAATCCTTATTTGACTTTATCGTAACAATCGGTTCATCTGTTTTCTTATACCATTTACAATTATCATTATATATCTCATCTTTCGATTCGCTATACATTAAAAAATTGTAAATAATAGGGTCGAAATAAGTAATTTCAAATGGAAATTTATCCCATATATGAATAGATAAACTAATGCTATCCACCAAATTCGAACTATAATAATTATCCGAACAATCAAATACAATCTCGTTTAACTTTTTGGGAAAAGATAGAAAAAGTCTTATATCTTGAGCAAATTCTTTATACATATATTTTTCATTTGTTAAATCGGTAAATACCATATGTTCGTTTTTATTAGCAGGTTCGGGTTCAGTCAAATAGGCAATACTCGAAAAAATAGGATGTATAGGACCAATTTCGTGTGCGTTTGTCAGACCGATTTTGAATTGATTATCTCCTTTTGTATTGATTGCAAACTCCACAAAATGATTTTCTGTATCAAACACAATATTTTTATTTGATAAATGGAAAGTGGCAATATCATAGACAATTTTTTCTAATATACAAAAATCTTGATTTTTTGCTTTTAATAAATAACTTTTATTAATTTCGTCGAAATAGACTTTGGATTTTAATAAAAATTGAATATCATCGTCCGAAATAGTTAATTGATATTGGTCTAAATCTGTCATGTATAGTAATATATAATAATTCTTTATATATTACTTTTATATAAATGGAATAAAATAATTATTATATATCCATTCTTCTTTTATATGTTCTATCGGAACAATATCAAATGCTATTGATAATCTATCATAATCTTCATTCCATTCTGAAACACAATGTTTATCCCCATCGCTTTTATTTATTAATAGTAATCCATTTTTATTTGTATGAATATACAAATCTTCTTCATTTGGGAATTTATAAGTTGTAGTAGATGGTTCTGATTGTAATGCAAAATAACCATGATAAGTATTTAATTCAGGTTCCCAATGTCCATGCCAATTTAAAAACTCTGTTTTTTTATGAATATTTATCCAAGATGAAATATAATAATTAGTATTTGGACTATATGATTGAATAAAAAAATTTTTTAATTTTTCAAATAATATATTTAATCTAGGTTGTTTAAAATTAAAAATATTATAATATTCCCATAATTTTGTTGTTATTGAACCTTTGCCAAATCTATATATTAATTCTTTATCTTTCTTTAAATTATGTAAATATGTTTTTTTTGCAAATTCGGATATAAAATATACCTCTTTTTTTAAACTTTCCATTTGTTCTTCATTAAAATTTGTTTCTATTTTATACAAGTGAAGATTTGAAATGGGTTTAAATAAATTATATTTATATTATTATGTTGCAAAAAAATACACTTTTACTAAAGATGTTGAAGTACCACTTACTAAAGTAGATACTATTGTTGAACCTTGACTTGTGTATGTAATATATCCTGGTGACCCTTGAGGGCCTGCTGTTCCCTGACTTCCTTGACTTCCAGTATTTCCAGTACCTCCAGTACTTCCAGTATTTCCAGTACTTCCAGTACCTCCTTGACTTCCAGTACTTCCAGTACTTCCAGGACTTCCAGGACTTCCAGTACTTCCAGGACTTCCAGTACTTCCAGGACTTCCAGCACTTCCAGGACTTCCAGTACCTCCAGCAGTTCCAGTACTTCCAGTACTTCCAGGAGTTCCACTGCGTGATTCTGGATTTGCACTAGAGTAACCGCATCCTGCAGACGGACCTTGACCACCTTGACCACCTTGACCACCTTGACCACCAGCATTACCAGCACCACCTTGACCACCAGCAACACCTTGACCACCTTGACCACCTTGACCACCTTGACCACCTTGACCACCAGCATTACCAGGACCACCTTGACCACCTTGACCACCTTGACCACCTTGACCACCTTGACCACCAGCATTACCAGGACCACCAGGACCACCTTGA